TTCCCTAGACAACCCAGAAAAACAAAAACCCTTTTACGTTAAAACTCCCTTAGAACTTGACATAGAAGGTAATCAAATAAGATACCCATTAACAGATAAAGAATAAAGATGAAAACCTACTACGGCAATCCCACAATGTGTTCCAAATGCGGTAAAGAATGTGAGAAAGCTAGAACTCAAATGAAGTGGAAAGCAGTGTGCCAAAGGTGTAAAAACAAGCAAGGTAAAGAATATAGGCTTGCAAAGATTATAAATAATAAGGTATAATATAACTATGAAACTATCAACTATCATAAACGAGCAAGCAAATTTAGCAAAACTATTAGAACTTAAACTTCCAGTTAAGGTGGCGTACAGACTTAATAAGCTAAACAACAAGTTTAACAGCGAAGTAAAGTTTTTCAACGATAAAAGAAACGAACTAATAAACGAACTAGGAGAAAAGAAACTAGACGCAGAAGGTAAAGAAACCGAGCAAATAGAAGTAAAGAAAGAAAACCTAGCAGAATTCTATAAGAAACTAAACGAAATAGTAGAAGTAGAAACAGAAGTAAACTATGAGCCTATAAGCATATCAGAACTAGGAGATATAGTAATTGAACCTAAGTTATTAAGTGAAACTTTCTTTAAGGAATAATGAATGAACAAACTAACAAAAAAGGAAAAAGGCAGGTATCAGCAGTGGCTTGATGAGTTTTATTCCCAAAAAGGACATTATCCAAGCCGTGAACAGCTAAAGAGTTTTCCAGTAACAATTAAGACAAAAGACCTCTATTTTATTAGATGTCCCGATACAAACAGAATAAAGATAGGGGTATCAGACAAACCTGCTAGTAGGTTATATGGTCTTTATATAGCTTCACCCACAAAACTTACCCTGGATTTGGTGGTAGAATACGGGGAAGATTTAGAACAACACTTACATAAAGTATTTAGTAAGTATAGATTTAAAGGAGAATGGTTTGAAAGTAACCCTGAATTAGAAAGTATGATTAGTGATTTTAGAATCTTATGCCAACGATAAAGCAAAAAGTAGCATTTAAAGAGGTTCTAAATGGTTCTACTATAACAAGTGCTATGAAGAAAGCTAACTACTCAGATACAACAGCTAGTACTACAGGAAAACTAACAAATACAAAAGGTTGGAAAGAGCTTGTAGACCAACACTTACCCGATAAATTACTTGCACAGAAACACAACGAAGGATTAAATGCAGGAAAGCATATCTATAAAAACAACAATGAAACTGGAGAGATAGAAGATTTAGGAATAGAAGCAGACTATGCTACTCGTCACAAATATTTAGACAGTGCATATAAAATAAAAGGTGCTTATGCTCCCGAGAAATCAGTAAATGTAAACATAAATACTCAATTCTCAGAAGAAGAAAAGAAGTCTTTATTAGATTTATTAGGGAAATAAATGGAGGTAAATGTAAAAATGACACAAGAACATTATAAAGCAGGACTACAAAAGATGTTTGACGGCACAAAAGATGAGCGAAAGTTCATCGCTGAAAATTCCTTTGGCTTGTTCTGTCTATACTACTTCTCTAATTATTTTAAATATACACTTGCTCCATATCACTATGATTTATTCCAAGACTGTGAGGATTTAATAGAAGGCAAGATAAGAGAGTGTGTTTGGATAATCTACCGAGAGGGGGGGAAAACTACAGTAGAAAAACTATTTTTAATATGGATTATTACTTTCAGGAAAAGACTTTACCCTAACCAAGATGCTTTTGACAAGGAGAACGCAGAACGTATCTTGTTTGATGTAGCTTTTGAGTTAACTAATAATGCTAAATACAGGGCAGATTTTGGAGTATTGTTTTCAAAAGAAAGAAGTATGAATGATGTAAAGCAAAACCGTATTAACAACTTCGTAACAGAGAATGGTATTCGTGTAGAAGCTCACAGTACGCAAGAATCAGTCCGAGGAAGACTGCACTTAAACCAAAGACCAGATTACTTAGCACTTGATGACTTTGAAACTAACAAAACAAAAGACAGTGTTGCTTACACTAAACAAATTAGAGACCATATCACAGAAGCTATGTCAGGACTCGCTCCCGATGGATGTATTCTCTATTGTTGTAATTATCTTTCAGAGTACGGGAATGTTCAATGGCTTATTAACCGAGCCACTATCGATAAAGGAATAAGGATAAGAAACATTCCTGTAATGGTAAATAACATACCTACTTGGAAGGCTAAATATGCGATGACAGACGTGGAAGCTCAAGACCAAGGGAAAGTATCAATAGAGGATAAACAACGTCAGCTAGGCTCTCTGGTGTTCTCTTATGAGATGATGAACAAGCCAATAGACGATACACTAGCAGAATTTAAAAAAGAATACTTACAACCTGTAACCGAACAAGATGTATTACAAAAAGAAACTAACTGCTATATCACAATCGACAGTGCTGTATCAGAGAAAGAAAGTGCTGACTTCACAGGAGTTACTATAAACAGGGTCAGTAGAGATAATAAGTGGTACATACATACCTATAAACTAAAAATAAACAGCAAAGAACTGATAGACCACCTATTCTATTTGAGTAAATTCTATTCTCCAAAGCTCTTAGGACTAGAAGAAACAACCTTTACTATGGCGATACAACCTTTCTTACAAGACGAGATGCGTAAGCGACACGTTTACTTTTCAGTAACACCTATCAAACACAAAGGAGTAAACAAAGAACTAAGAATACGAGGGCTAATACCACGCTGGGAAAGTAAATCAATCTTCTTAGTAGGCTCTAATTTAGAACTACTGGAAGAGATGCGAACATTCCCTAATGGGCAACACGATGACGTGCTAGATAGTTTGAGTATGCAACTGCACAACGCCCACAAACCATATTATCAACCAGACTTTGAAGCAAACAAACCTGAAATAAACAATGCAATATGATTAAATGTAATCAATGTGAGTATGAGTATAAAACTATCGGAGCAAGTATAGTAATCCTCCACCTGTGTAGCGACCAAGAGTATCACTATGTAGACCGCATTGACCTAATAGAAGAACCCTATGAACTCATAGTAGAAGTAGAAAAGAAACTAAAGAATAAGTTTAATCCTAGTAGATATGATTGACATCATATTCTTTTCTGTGTTGTATTACTAAATAAACTTGCAAAAAACTTGCACGCTATGCTAGAGGTGTTATCTTTTATGTGTGAAACTAAAAACATTTCAACTAAAAGGAAAAATCAACGAAGTACCATTCTCTAAAAGAACTTCTGATATTAAAAAGACTTTACTAGAACTCAAGCCTGACTTTGTTTATACTGATACCTACTTCACTCTATCAACTGGAACAGGAGCTAAAAAGATAAGCACAGAGAGGAAGTTGAATTTAACATCTGGGAAACGATTATTTAATAATGAAGATTTCTTGGATGTGTTTTGTAATAACTTATTGGTTGAATTTACATAATATGCCAGCAGGAGTATACCCAAAAACAGAAGAGCATAGGCTGAAAATTAGTGAGACACTAAAAAGGTTAAAAATAAGACCTCCGAGTAGTTTAGGGAGAAAAGCATCTATTGAAACAAGGTCTAAAATAAGTGAAGCACATAGTGGAGAAAAGCACCCTATGTTTGGAAAACACCACTCAGATGACTCAAAAAATAAGATGAGTAAAATAAAGAAAGGTAAAACTTCCCCTGTTTTAGGTATGCATTGGAAAATAAAAGACACTTCTAAAATGAGTGAAGCACATAAAGGAAGTAAATCTACATTTTGGAAAGGAGGAAAAATGAAAGAATACCCCGAAAACGAGAGGATACGAAAATCAGTAGAGATTAAATTGTGGAGAAAGTCCTGTATGGAACGAGACCGCTTCACTTGTGGTTGCTGTAAAGACAATAAAGGTGGAAATTTAGAAGTGCATCATATAAACAATTTTGCCGATTTTCCTGAATTACGAACATCAATAGAAAATGGCATTACTTTCTGTAAATCTTGCCACAAAGAATTTCATAAAATATACGGAAAGAGAAATAATAGTCGTGAGCAGTTAAAAGAATTTTTAAACAAATAACATGGACGAAAAAGATGTATATAGCTATATAACTAGTGAAGCAAACAACTTTAGAACAACTAGAATCCCATTAACTACCTCAAAGAGCTGGAATATGTTAGAGCATATTGAAAGATGTACTAATGTTTCTAATGGTTGGTTCAATAAAGGCTCAAACGAGGATGGACTACGACCATACAACGACATAGTAACCCCGATAATAGACGTAGCTTTCAGAAGTGAAGGCTTTGATGTAAAGGACATAGTACCTTTCGTGGATGATAAAGACAACTATCATCTATCATTTTTAATAAAAAAGTATCATCCACAATGGGCAAGAAAACATAAGCTAGATACATTCATAGATGACGTAGTAGAATCTTCAATCATTTACGACTTAGCTTTAATAAAGAATATAAAAGAAGTAAAACCAGAGCTGATAGACTTAAAGACAATAGCTTTCTGCGACCAGACAGAAATAATGGCTGGACCAATCTGTATCAAACACCAATACACAATAAGTGAGCTAGTAGAGTTCAAAGGTAAGTGGTATGACGATAAGATAGATATGGCTATTGTAATGTCCTTAGCTGAAAAGAAAGCACCTTTAGCTAACGACCAAGTAGTCAAAACTCCAGGCAAATACATAGAAGTCTACGAACTACGAGGCAACCTACCTGACCGATGGCTAGACGACACAGCTGATATGTTTACCTACTCACCTCAAATGCACATAATTTGCTACTACACTTCAGATGATGGCAACAAAAATGGTATTTGCTTGTACAAAGGTAAGGACAAACCCCTCAATGATAATTTCAAAGCCCTTAAAATAGACAGAATAAGGTCAAAAGGTAGAGCTTGTGGTAAATCTGTAGTAGAAAGACTGTTTGAGCCTCAAGTATGGAACAACTACGCAGGAATAAAACTAAAGGAAATGCTAGATAACGCTGTAAACATATTGCAGACAGACAGTGAAGAATACGGCAATCAAAAGATAAGCTCTCTAAAGAACGGAACTATTCTAAAGCACGAATCAGGTAAGCCAATTACTAGAGTTGATATGCAACTTCAAAACATTCCTGCTATTCAGAACTTCCAAGTAACTCAAGAAAACAACGCAAGGACTCTCGGTTCAGCTTCAGAGGCTTCACTAGGTAAGAACCCTGTATCAGGCACACCATTTGCTCTACAAAGCCTAATCGTTCAGCAGGGAGATGGTATACACGAATACAGAAAGGGTAAAATTGCTACTTTCTTTGCAGATGTACTCTACCAAGATTGGATACTAGGATGGCTAGTCAAAGAAATGAACGAAGGCAAAGACTTCTCAGAAGAATTATCCCTAGAAGAAATGCAAGAAGTAGTAGAGCCGATGTCTGATAACTATGTAGAAGCAAAAAAGAAATTCAAGATATTGTCTGGCGACACAGTAAGCCCTGAAGAATTGATTGGCTGGAAAAATGAGTATGTACAAACCTTTATGAAAGGTGGAAATCGTAAATTCTTCAAAGACTTCAAGGATGCTTTCAAAGATTTACCAATCAAAGTAATGGTGAATGTAGCAGGTAAACAGAAGGATATGTCAGGAGTAGCCGACAAGTTATCAAACTTAATCTCAACCTTCCTAAGGTCAGGTGTTCCTATATCAGATATGAGTAAACCGATGAATGAATTACTAGAAAACTCAGGCTTTAGTCCAATAAACTTCTCAAGCATAGTAAACGCTCCACCACCTGAACCAGTCCAACCTCAACCATCACCATTACAAGTCCCTAATCAAGTAGTCGCTTAATAGTTAATAAAATAAACAATATGTATAACGAATTTTTAACACCAGTACAAATAGAAAAAGTAGAAAAGATGTGTGCAGACACAGAACTAATGGATGCACTACAAAAAGTTCTTCTTAGTAGTATTTATGTTCAAGGAACTTTGCAGAAAGGACACACAGCAAACCCTTTGCATAACTTCTCTTGGGCTTTAGCTGAAGTGGCAGTAAATAATCCAATTACAGACGAAATCTTAGGGCAAAACATTCGAGGTCAATGGTCGGGAGTTCGTCTATTGGAGATAGGCTTTGGAGAACTTAAGAAAATCAAGGCAGAGAAAGCCGAACCAATCGAAACGCCTTATAATCAGGCGGAATAATTATAAATTAAATTAAAAGTAAAATGGCAATAGAAAAAAACATAACAGAATCAGGATTAGTAGTACGAGCACAAGGCAAACTACAAAAACTTATCATTAACTCCCACACATCAGGAACACTAAAAGTTTTTGATGGAACAGAAACAGGAGTAGTAGCAACAACAACTCTTACAAGTACAGGTGCTATGGTTCCAGCAAACTATGGAACATCAACCTTAACCTCAACAGGTGCAAGCGTAGCAGCGACTCACGCAGTATCAGTTTTGACTGGAGATGCTATCGTAGCAACTAACGTAATGGTTATCGGTACACGAACATATACATTTGTGGCGACCTTAACAGGTGTAGCAGATGAAATCTTAGTTGGCACAACTCTCACAGCAACACTTCTAAACGCAAAGAACGCTATCAATGCAACAGCAGGCGTAGGTATGTTGGGTGTGACGTATGGTTTTGGAACAGTAATAAACACACAAGTACGAGCAGTAGCATCTGACGCAACTACTCTCACAGTAAGAGGAATAGTTCCTGGCTCATCACTCGATACAGTAGCAACTACAGGAACAGCACTAAGAACAGTATGGGCTGATACAACACTCGGTGGAGGCACAGGAGCTTCTGACGCAGGTGTAACTACAGCAAATGCAACAGTAACTATCGGAACAACAATCTACACCCAAGTAGATGCTTTATCTGAAACTTACGGAGCACCAGCAGTAGCATATCAATTCCTAAGAGGTGCAAGTGAAGCGACAATGCTTGATAACCTTAAACTAGCTATCAACGCATCAGGAACAGCAGGAACTCAATACTCAACAGGTACTCTAGTACACCCAGATGTAATCGCTACAACCAATACAGATACTACACAGATTATCCGTACACGAACTATCGGAACAGCAGCACAAACTACAGTGTTAAATGCTATCGCAACTACCGAGACTATGGCTAACACAGGCTGGACTGGTGCAACAATGTCAGGTGCAGTAACAACAGATGCAGCAACATTTGTGCTTGATACTACAACTTACACAGGAGTAATCACACTTGCAGAGACCATGGGACTAACAGCAGTACCTTTCCAAATCCTTTGGGTAACATCAGAAGCAGTATTCTTGGATAACATTAAGTCAGCAGTAAACCTTTCAGGAGTAATGGGAACTGATTACGGAACTGGTACAACTGAACATCCGACAGTAGTAGCGACTACCAACACAAACACAGCTCAGACTTTCAACGCAAAGAACACAGGTACAGCAGGCAACTCTATCGCTACAACTGAAACTATGGCTAACTATGCTTTCACAGCACTTGTTATGGGTTCAGGAGCAGGTGCAACAGGAACTATCATGATAGACACCCTAACATTCAGCGTAGTAGGTACAACAGGAGAAAGATACATTGATTTCGGAGGTATGGACTTCACAAGAGGACTATATCTAACGGTCGGAGGAACATTAAATGCAACAATAAGTTACGACTTAAATTAATAGCTAACTAATAATACTATGGAAGAAGAAACAAACGTAGAAACACCAGAAGTAGAAAGTGAAGTAACAGGAACAGAGCCAGTAGAATCAGGCGAAGTAACTGGAACTGACACAGTAGAAGAAGCAGAAGAGTCTGCAGAGGAAGTAGCGTAAGTTTACGGTTATACTACCATCCAAAAGGTATTTATAAAGGTATCATTCCCAACTGAATGACTAAAAAAACATATCATTATGACTAATGACGAAGAAGAGGTTATCATTGACCCTATCAATGACGAAGAGGAGGAAGTAGCCGAAGAAGTTATAGTAGAACCTAAAAAACCTACTGAAACTTTAGAAGCAAAAAGGGCTAGACTTGAAGGACAACTCGCACGAGTGAATAAAGACTTGGGCGTAGTGCCAGAAAAGACTTCTAGCAAATCAGATGGAATAGGTTATGGAGAAAAAGCATTCCTAGTAGCGAATGGAATTAAAGGGGAAGAAACAAAGTTAGTGCAAGAAGCCATGAAAAGAACTGGCGAATCACTAGAACAAATCTTAGAAAATCCCTACTTCCAAGCGAAACTTAAAGAAACTCGTGATTTAGCACAGACTGCTGATGCAACCCCTAAAGGCAATCGCTCAAATAGTGTTCCTACAGACTCTGTAGAATACTGGATGACGAAACCAATAGAGGAAGTGCCTCAAGATATGAGGATTAAAGTAGTCAACAAAAAGCTAGAACAGGGTAAATCTGGGGGAGTGTTTTATAACTCTTAAACTATAGCCATTTGATTAAATATTATTTAATTTAATCAGGGGTAGTAAAAGTTCTTTACAACTGAATATGCTATAATGGTGTCAATGCCAAAAGGAATTTACACAAGAGGAACTATCATAAGAAATCCTCACTCCAAAGAAACTAGACTTAAAATAGGTTTAGCTCATTTGGGTAAAACCATAAGTGACGAAACTAAATTAAAACTTAGTTTAGTTAAAATGGGACGTAAATATCCGAATAGGAAAAGATACTCAAAAGGAATTACCAAGATAGATAAAGTTTGTTTATTCTGTAAAAATCCATTCCAAACAGATTGCTTTATGCCTAATAAAAAGTTCTGCAATCAAGTCTGTGTTCATAAAGCACTTCCACACAATCATACTCAAGGTATGAAAGGAAGTGAAAAACAAAAACAAATGATGAGAGAAAGAACAGGAGAAAAACATTTTGCTTGGATTAAAGATAGAACACAGGTAAAAAGAAGGTTCAAGGAAAGTTTATCTACTGCAAAATATCAAGAGTGGAGAACTAAAGTTTTTGCTAGAGATAACTTCAAGTGTAAAATGCTAAACAAAGACTGTTCTGGTAAGTACATAGAGGCACATCATATCCTTAGGCTCAAAGATTATCCTGAACTAAGTTATGTTATTACTAATGGAATCACTTTATGTAAATTCCATCACCCTATTGGAAAAGAAAAAGAAACAAAACTTGTCTCAACCTTTAGGAAATTATTGACAATATTATAGCGTATTTAATTGTAGAGATATAATACTACCTATCAACCCCATCGCAATTATACCAACAATTGAGTACGAAGTCAAGCTTCAGGAACGCCTAGGTGCTCCAGCAGTATTCAAAGAAATTTGTCTTATGAAATACACAGATAGCGGAATCTGGAGAAATCCGTACTTAACAGACCCAGCAACAGGAACAGGAACTCGTGGAACAGGTTATACATCAACTGCAGTAGCAACAATAGACGACACTGTAACAATCAGTGATTACGTCTATTCAGCGATGCACATTGATGATGCAGACCTAGCACAAAAGTCCTTCTCAGACTTTATGGAAATAGCAGACCGAATGGGAACAGTTCTTAACGAACTTATCGAAACTAAAATGCTTCTTGAGCACGGACAGTGGACAAACTTTGACAATGCGTCTATCGGTGGTGGAGCAGGAAACATTACAGTTTCTATCTCAAACGTAAAGAAAATAATCGCTGCTATGAAGACAGCAGTTCGCACAGCAGGTGGACATGAAAAGGCAGCTCGTGAGGGTATGTTTATTCAGTGGAGAGAGGCTGACTTTGAGCTTGTAGAATTACTTGCTTCTTCAGAAGGCTTCAACACAGCAGATGACGCTCTTAAGAACGGTATCAAACAAGGTTTCAAATATCTTGGAGTAGAACACTATTCAACATCACGCAATGTAACTGGACACGTCTTCGGAGGTGTTAAGAAGGCATTTGCTCTAGCAGTTGTAAAATCAACTTTTGGAAAGATGAAGACTATCGTCAACCCAGTTGTTTCAAGTGCTCAAATTTCAGGTGTTGGATTAGAGTCTCGTGTAGACTACAAATTCAAGGCTTGGGTAAACTTGGACAATATACTTTTTGATATTCTTGTAGCATAAAGACTTGCTTTGTTTTTACCCTTAGTGTATACTTCAGGTAAGATTGGATATAACCTCCAGTCTTACCAAAAGTATATGCCATATAAAAACAAAGCAGACAGAGATAAGAATTACCAAGAGAGTTACTTAAAAAAGTTTGGACACTACCCCGTTCCTCTAGTAAGAAAAACTAAAGAGGAAAAACTGATAGTCAAAAGACTTTGGAATAGTAATAATGTAGAAAGGTGTAAAGAATCTGCCAGAAAATCTCGTTTGAAGCATAAAGATAAAAGATATGCTGAAACGAAAATATGGATAGAGAAGAACAAAGAAAAGCAAAAGCAATACCATAAGGAATATCAAGTAGGATATTACCAAGACAACAAGGAGGAAACTGATAAGAGAAATAGGAAATGGGCTTTTAAAAACCCCGAGCGAAGGAGAGAGATAGGCAAGAAATATGCCAAAACTCATCCTGAAGAAATGAAAAAGTTTCTCAAGGATTACTCTTTAAAACTTACAGGAAGATTTAGGGATATGAAAGGTTCAGCTGTACAAAGAAATTATGAAGTAGAAATATCATTTGATAAGTTTTGCAAAATAGTTTTAAATCCTTGTGTATATTGTGGAGAAAACAAAAAGAGAATTGGAATCGATAGGATAGATAATACCAAAGGATACACGATTGAGAATTCTGCACCTTGTTGTACTACTTGCAATATGATGAAAAAAGTAATGACAGTAGAAGAATTCATAGCACACATTCGGAAGATTCATGATTTCAACATTATTAACAATTAAACGAATATAAATTATGGCAAATAACAACGGAACACTTCCAACATTGGATGTTCCATCAAAGAGACCAATAATCACTTTAGCGGCAGCAAGGACACTATCAGAAGACCAATCAGGTGCTGTAGTTGTCTTTAACGCAGCGGCAGGATTTACGGTTACTCTTCCAGCGGCTTGTGCCAACGGAACTTTCTTTGAGTTTGTTGTCGGAGTTACGGTAACTTCAGTCGGTCTAAAAGTAATCACAGGTGCAGCAACAGAATTGATGATAGGAAATATCGTCGGTACTGACACTGACTCTTCTGATGCTCTAGCATCGTGGAAGTCTCTCGTAGGGACAAGTAACATTTCTTTCACTCTTAATGGTACTACTTCAGGTGGAATCATTGGGGACAGAATCGTAGTTACTAAGATAACAAGCACAAAGTGGCAAGTTGTAGGGACAACCCTTGCAACAGGAGTAGTAATTACTCCGTTTGCGACAAGCTAGTTTTCTAACTTTGTCCCTTTACGGGGACAGAGATTAGCAAATTAACAATTAACAAAAAAACAAGATGACCTTCAGCGACACAATCACAAATTTAGGAATTTTACAAAGAGCAAGGAAACTAGCTCGTGTAGACTCAACACAATGGGCAACAGCAGATGTTGTCGGCTCTTGTAATGATTATTTAGATAAAATCTTTAACTATGGCTTCTCCTTGCATAAAAAGTTCAATTTAGACGACAGTAACCACACAAAACTACCTATCGGAACAACAGACCTAGTCCTTGACCAGTCTTATTACTCATTTCTTACAGATGAGCAAGGAAATAGGATTGTAAACATAACTAGAGTGGAAATCGGAGACATAAACCTAACTCAGATAGACGAAAGAGATATAGACGATGTAACTCTTGCTAATTATTTGAGTGTAGCAGGTAAGCCAGTAGAATACGACAAAGTGGCAGACAATATCATCAGAATTTATCCAAAATCCGATGTAAACACTACAGCTGGTATCACTTACTACTTTCAGCGAGCTCCATCATACTTTACAGCGTCTGATACTACTAAAGAGCCTGGACTTCCAGCATCACTTCATAGAGGTTTCGTAGTTAAAGCAGCTTACGATATTGCTCTAGCTCTGGGACTACCAAATGTAAATATCCTAGC